CGCCAGAGCCTGTAACTTCGCCTGTATGTGTAGCGTTAGTTACTTTTGCTGTGTTTAAATTAATAGCAGTTCGGTTTTCCTGTAATGCAGTTTCTACATTTGTACCAGTAATTATTCCACCTGCATCTGCTATCGAAACCCCTGCGGCATTTTGGTCGCCAGTATTCGTTCCTGTTAGTCCTAAGTCGGTTTTAAGAGTTGCAAGAGTGTTGACTTCAGGCACACCCACACCCGCTGTCTTCCTGTAGATCAAAGAAGCGGTAGCCATATTTGCCATCTTTGCTAAGGTGACGGCAGCAGCGGATATTGTTAATGCGGTAGAGCCGGTAACTTCACCGGTGTGAGAACTATGATTGAAAGTCCTGTTAGCCTCCAAAGTCCCGCCACCAGATATACCCGTACCTGCTATCATGTTTATTGTTTTTGCTGGCACTCCCAATGTGGTTCTGGCCGTTAAAGCATCCGCATCATCAACTACGGTTGCCCCAAAAGCTGAAATGGTCGTATCGGCTGGAAGCGATAAAGTGGCAATATCAGCGTCAATCCCAAGGGTTGCTATGACTGCCGCTGCATTAGCATCGTCAAGTATTGATCTGGCGAACGCTGTTAAAGAGGCTTCTGCGATAGTGTCTACACCAGTGGTGTAAAGTATCTTGCCTGCGGCTGTTCCTAACGCTGCCATAGCAGTCAAGAAGGCATCGTAAGCCTGTACGTTTGTTCCTATGACTATTCCTAACTTAGTTCTTGCTGATGAAGCTGTGATAGCTTCTTGCGATGTTGCACCTGAATTTACAAAAACAGGAAGATTGGCTTTACCTGTAAGAGGCGAAACCTTTTCAAAGCCCGTTTCTATCGAATTAAACTCCGTTCGCATTGTAGCAGAAACAGCTTTTGAAGATGTACTCGGTATCCCGCTTTTGTTATAGAAGTCATTTCCCATTACCTTTTCCTCCGCCTTAGGCTGTATTCAAGTATCGCTCCGCTAAACCTGCCTGCGTTAAAACAATCACCTCTTGACCATATTTTTAACGATACGTTTACTCCACTTCCGGTCATGTCTAAATACGCAGGAGATAGAGAAACGCCGTCCCAGAAAAATGCATCCCAGGTAGTATCATCCCATATCGCCGAACTTAACTCAACGGGTTTTGTTGCTGTTAAAGCTTGACTTTGCGAAGGCTGTTCAGTTTCAGTTGACAGGTAGTCTAAATCATAATCAAATTTAAACTCATAATAACCCGTGCCGGATATTTCTACCGTTGCCTTTCTGTATCTTTTAATTAGTGTAGGGTTTTTTGAATTATTAAAAGCAAGAGTTATCCATGCCTCGATCTCACCCCCGTCAAAACTTGTTCCTTTCTCCATTTGATGAATATACCCGTCAGAATCACCAAAATAAACTTCTTCTGTTCCGCCGATTGTCTCGTAAGAATCTATACATTGCACTACATGGTCAAAAAACACCGGCATCATTCCTTGTACTTTACCGTTACTTAACGTCACATACAATCCTGTTTTATCGGAAAAGAAAAGGCAATATTGACTTTTATCTCTAAGCACACATGACGAGATAGCGTTAGGCCGTTTTGTTGTCAGCCATGTTTGGACTTGTTGTGATATTGTTGCGTCTGCAAAGTTTCCGTATTTCTCTGATGCTGCTAAACTTGTTATCCCCCTGTCATCCAACATCAAAGTCCCCCCGATTGTTTGGAGAGTGTATTCTATTGCTCCTGCCTCGTCTTTGTAAGTTATAAGATTCCAAGTACTTACGCCTGTGCCGTATAATATTCCTATTGTGTTTCGTGTGAAAATAGCAAGAGCGGCTGTATCAGAAGCCCCTGATTGTGATACAAAACCCGTGACAGTGTCCCCCATTGCAAGCTCATCGGCTCCGGTGATAGGCGACCAGACATACGGGGTCCCAGGACTTGAGTGTTGGACAGAACCAATATAAGAAAAAAATAGGTGGTTTCTATGGGCACAAACGTGTCCTGGCGCATCAGTAATCATGCCTGTTTCAATAGGCACAAAAACAGTCCCATCAAATTCAAAACCTCTATTCTTTCCGTCACAGCCATAAAGCCTTTTTGTGTTTACATCACCCCCGAAATTTGAGATTTTAAATTCAAATCTTCCGCCTGGTATGGCGAAAGTAATCGCTGCACCGTTACCAGATATATTCGCTACATTGAGATCAGCTCCTACTTTTATTGTTTCAGCCTGGAATGTGCCTGTCTGTGAAGCATAAATAAGCCTTCCAGCAACATCCCCTCCGGCAAAAGTCCCTGTTTCTAAAACAACTCTCGTAAGGATAGCTGTAGCGCCTGAAGTTTCTCCTTCAATAGTCTGGCCTTCTGCTATGACAAAAGTCCCTCCGGAGGTAAAAGACAGCTCTATCCCCAACTCGACCTTAGACCAGCCGGAAGCGGTTGACTTGTACATATCCACAGTCGTTCCGCCGGCATTATTCCTAAAGCCATATTGAACATCCTCGTAACTTACTACCCCTCTAATCATCCCAGAACCAGGGACAGCCGTAATATCATCTCTGTAAATATCCGCTGCGAGGTTTTTATACTGAGCGTGTAGTTTGGAAGTATCAGCCCCGTCAAAAACTTGTGCGCCGGTCGCTGTGCCTTTTGTCGTGACTCCTACCTTGACAACTTCTGCCTGAAATGTGCCACTAAGTTTTGTAAGAACAAAATAAGTCAAAGTTACCGCAACAATAACCCCTGTAGCTCCTGAGTCGTTGCCTGTAAGGGTATCTCCCAGAGTAACCGTCTGTATATCTGTGGCTTCCAATGTCGCATAATCTGCGTCTGACGGTGCAGTCTGCCCGTCATATCTTTCGTACCCTTGATATGGAATATATCCGCCGTTTATATCCTGAACGAAATTTTGTGAATCTCGACAGGCTCCCGGGCTTAGATTAAGCATAGGAGTTACAACATCCAAGCCGCCCTTAAAGGGTATATATTCAGGAGTAATCCTCGCTTGCGGAAGTTTCATGCGAGTGGTTCTCCGTATTCAAGTCGTGGCAACTGATTTTTCTCGAGTTTCCTTAAAAGATTCCTGTATTCATTCAAGCTGTGCGCATACAAATCTGGTGCCCCAGAGTACGCTGAGAAAAGCATCAACCCTTTCCAGACAATAGCCATGTGGAATTGAGAAGGAATTATAGGGATATCATCGTCCACAGTCATAGTTTGAGCTTTTTTAAAATACTCTCCCGTTACAGTATAAACAGCATCAGGGATTGCCCATAAATACAATGAGTTGTCTGGCTTTATTGTGGCTATCGTAGGTCTTCCTGATGTTGTTCTAGTATTCCCAAACATATAAGCCCCTTGGAAGATATCCCATGTCACAAAAATAAGATACTGTTCGTCTGCCGCAGAAGAATAAAGCGTCATGGAATAATCTCCATCTGTCTTCCACGAAGCTAAATCAGACAAAGAAATATCAGCAGGAGCATAACCTTGAATGCCTGACGTGGTAGAAAAACTAAAGCTTGTTTGTAGAAACTTCCAGTTTGCGTAAGCGTTCTGGATAGTCTCATAAGCAGAAAGAACCCACTCAACAATCCTGCCCAGCTCACCCGTCTGGCTTACAACGGTGATTGGCCCGGTTCCAGCTATGCCTGCTTCTAATCGTAATCTCTGAGCAATTTCTAAAAAGTTCATTATGCCCCTTTAGGTTTGCGATAAAATCCCGTCGAGCCATTGGCGACCATTCGGTGAAGGGTCGTATAAGACTGCGAAAGGGTAAGAAAGCGTTGTTTGTGAAACGAGCTGTATGTTCTCTGGGCGGTTAGAATCCACAATCCTCTGAACATATTTAGTCCCTCTGGTACGAGCAAGAGCCTCTACATACTTACGCTTAATCTTAGACTCAACTCCCCGTATAACTGGCTGATTAAGGCCATTTACCTGCGGTGTAACAACGTCTAATGCCCCTTCCTCAGATGAAGGATGAATGAGAATAGTTAGAACATTATTCATAAAAGCCGCAAGTTCAGCAGTTTTTGCAAAGTCATTCTCAGTCACTTTTTCTATGGGGCCGTGATCGCCTAACTCAGACTGTTCCATTGCTTTATCTTTACCAAGTTTATCACTATGTGCTTCTGTTGCTTTTGACATTTCAATCTCCTTGCTCCATAGTTAATGTGAGGAAGCTGTCTGGAGGAAACAGTATTCAGGCGCGCGCCCTATCCCCACATTTTATTTTACGATGTCAATGGAGCCGCAGGAACCGCAAACAAATCGTAGTAAGTTACTGTTCCACCACTGATATCATCGGTCAAATCATCCGTTCCAACTGTGAATGTTGCACCATCGGTGGCAATCTTGATAGCACCAATCGGGCAAGTATTTACTGCCGGGGTCGGCCATACCAAGACATTAGTTCCTGCCGTTAAACTGGCAGTAGTAACCTCTGTGCCTTTGATTGTATCAATAACATTCCCTGTGGTAACTGTGATTAAGTACAAACAGGTTGTATCGTCTGCCTGTTCAGCACATGCTGTTGGGTCGATATTGTCAGCACTTCCCTTGTAGTAATTGATGCCATTGATTGCGAATCCAACCCCAGTGCCATTAGGCGCTGACGTCTTGATTGTAGAATCGTTTGTACCTTCGGCAAGGCCTGCTTTATCCTTACAAAAGGTTCCGCCGCGAATAAGCTCATTAAGATTTAAAGTCATTTTTTAGTCTCCTTTTTCTATTTCAATAAATTTTTCAAGCGGAGCCAAAACATCCGCTGATACGTTAAATGGTTTTCCGTCTACCTCAAGAGGCAAACAAACTTTCTCAAACTCAACTTCAACTTCTTCGGTCATAAGCTTCATATAATCTTCCTGAAACTTGACCATGTTCTCGCTGTTAGGCGCTATCGAAACACTCCCTTTATCATCTTTTTCGCCATGCTTATTTACCAGTGTGTTTCTAACACCTTCGATTGCATCGTATAGTTTCCCGATTGCAATCTTGAGCTTTGCCAATCCGAAACTTGCCTTGACCGGTAAATCTTTTTCAGAAAGTGTGTCCAATGCGCCATGTGCCATAAAAATTTCACCGTTTAAAAGTTTCATAATAATTCATATCTCCTGTAATATTTCCTGAGGTTAATTGTAGGAGCGGGGTCGCTCAGGAAACAACCCCTTCAAGCCATGGACTCTATCCCACAATTTTTATGTTAGGTTACACCAATAATAGTATCATGAACGTATATATATCCCGAAGTCCCATTCAACATGACCTTAATAGAGGCAATAGGTGTTTCGTCATACCCACTATTGTAGGTTCCCATTGTCAAAGCAGCCTGACTTCCATCTGTTTCATTAAAATGTATAGCATTGGTTACTGTTCCGACCAAACTAATTGCATGAGTAACAGCAGAAGTTGTACTAGACTGTCCTTCGATGTGTATTCCAACAGGCAGAGCGGCAGTACCGGGTGTAGCCAATATTCTTATTGCTGCTGTCTGATTGGCGCTCATACTACGAATATCAAGACCAAAATTAACATAATTAGCAGCTTCACAGTTGACATTTATCCGCATACCACACGTTGAGCCGACAAGGCCATTTTCACGAACCCGAGGCCGAATCTCCAAGCAAGCACACTCTTGAGCTACAGTTGCACCAGCAGTAATATCTAAATCAAACAAACCGGCTGTTAATGTAGCAGAACCAGTAGCTGTTATAGCATGAGCGCCTATTTCCATCGAGGCAAGACAAGCAGACTGCTCACCAAGAGCACAATCGTCACCAATAGCTACTCTTCCTCGTGAGGCATAACCATTTACAAGATCAAAATTAACATCAAGACGATTATACCCAACATGGATATAGCCAGCACTGGCTGCTTGAGTTTCAATATAATTCACACTGCCCATTACATAATCAGCAGAAGCTGGAGTAGCAGTAATATGCGTAGTCTGCATCACCAAGGTGTCGGTCACCGTTCCATAGGCAAGAGCAGTATTATATGAACCATGCTGCAATACTGACGCTGTAACGAATCCATCACCGGCTGTCTGAGCGACTGACACATTTACAGCTGTTGAACAAGCCCCTGAAAGAGCAATACCGTCTGTAGCTGTGCCTGCAAGCGAAATACCAGTCGTTCCGGTAAATCCACTTGTTACGGATATTGCCGTTGTTCCATCCCCAGAAAGGGTTATACCCGTAGTATAATCGCCTGAAATTATAATTGGATAGGCTGTGTCGCTAAAGGTCATTGCCTTAAAGGTGGTCGGGTCGTCATCGTTTAAAAACTTTGCAAATATAGACCGAAGTGAGCGCCTTGCTCTTGAATCGGCTATATAGTTTATGTAACTCTGTATTTTAGACATATTACCTCCTTACTCATGTGGCTTTCGCCGGGTAAGTCTTGTTTAATTTTTTACTGCTAAATCACATTCTTATAACTGTGTACTGCACGATTCTATGCGGACAAGCCAATTTTCGTTTAGTCTCACACAAGACAGCCAGAAATCAGCTCCAACGAATCCGAACATACCTGAAGGATTGGCATGGTCTTTCACGTTAGACGGAATTATCGTGGGTGAAATACCTGTATATCCATGGCCTTTAAGTGAAATATGACCCCATGCTGACTCTGCCATCACAATCGCAGGGTAAACATCATTATTCGAACCACCCGCGGAAACCATCGTGTCATCATCAGCTGCACCAGCAGCAAGATAAGAAGCGAAAAGCGGTGAGGTTACAAATCTAAATTCCTCGACTGCTCCGATTTCTCTTGCATGGACGGGTTTAATCGCTGATCCGTAATCAACTCTTTTAGTGAATCCTGCAATATCTCTTATGTCTGAACTCTGATCTGTGTGAATGAACACGATATAAGCCTCTTCAACTGAGCTTACTCCAAAATCAGGGCCGGATTTAATCGCGGTAGTTACTTTTTTACCCCTGTTGTTTTCAAGCGTTCTTGCAGCCTGACGAAGTTTATTCAAACTTATGGCTGTGTTAAGACCTACTCTTGTGTCACCATTTGCATAAATAACACTCGAACCAGCTTTTACCTGACCGTATGCAATAAGCTCGGCTACTTCACCCATCGTCTCGCCTGTGAGCTTTGCCATATCATCAGGGATGTTATCTTCATAAAGAAGTTGTGCTTTGCTTGAGAATTTAAACAACACCGCATATTGGCTTAATGAGGAGGTAACATCAGTATAACTAATTGTATTCGCTGTAGGTGTTACACCCTCAGACGTTACAAAGTCAGCTGCGGTTATATTTGGTGTTTCATTTGCGTTTGCATTAAAGGGTTTTAATCTCCTAAACACAACCGTATCTGTCTTGTTTAACGGATGTTCTTTCTGATCTCCGAACTTGCCAAGCACGATTATCGGCTCTGCGTGTTTCAACATTTTTAATTCTGCATACAGCAGATTTCTACTTGGATCTGTGGAATATTTTTGGGTACTCATAATTTTACCTCTCCCTATTCCTCCCAGATTTCAGCGGCTATTTTTTTTCTTATTTCTGCGTCTGACATGTCTGCTTCCGTCTTAATCGGTTTAGTTTTCTTGCCATCCACTGCAACTGACTGTTTCAGCCGTTGCTTTCTTTCCGCTGCTATCTCGGAAGGTGATTTATTGTTTTGTTTGTTTGTGAATTTGTCTAAGACCGAAATTGCGTCTTTGGCAAACTTACTTGTTGTCAATTGTTTAACTTCATCCGGTTGCTTCCCTATCCAACTTAAATACTCAGGTGTTTTAATTGTTTCTTCCCACCCTTCATGTTTGAGATCGAGAAGCGATGTCTGGGTAGATTCAAGCATTTTTTCAAGACCCGTTATCTTGCCTTCTGATTGCTCTCTGCTGGCGTTAAATGCTTTCTGGCTATCCATGATCTCTTTCTTGCTCAACTCTATGTTGGAGTTGGTCTTTGCAAGCCTTGAATCAATAGCCTCTGCCCATTCGGGGAAATCCTCTTTTAATACGTTCCATGCTTCATCGTCTGACGCAGCCTTTTCAACCTCTTCTTTCGTGGGTGCGGGTTTCGTTTCAGCTTCATGCATCTTATTCTGGATTGACCCTATCCTGCTTTCTGTCTGTTTTAACCTTGCAACCATTGTGTCAAAGTCTTTTAATTTTGTGTCGGAGTCTTTTAATTTATTAGACATAGCTTCAAAAGTTTTTCGCAGGGCGGGACTTACTCCGGCCCACTCATCTTCTGGCTCTTCCGATTCGACTTCAACTGCCTCGGCTACTTCTTCCTTGCTTTTAGTTTCTATCGGTGCTTCGTCAAAGACTTCGGCAGCGATTTCATCTCTAATAGCTTGGTTTTCTTTTTCTGTTTTCCCTTCTTCTGTTTTATCTGGCATAATATTTTTCCTTTCTCAGCTAAACGGTGAGAAGTTCGAGGCGATTAAATCGGCTCGTAAAAATAAAAAAAGCCAGTTAATGAGATTTCTCCCATCAAGCTGGCTTCTAAATAGATAGCTCTATTCGCTTGTTATGTTAAATTGTTGTATTTATTCTTTATCAATTTTAATTGAAATTGTCAAATTAATAAATTTCAATCTGTCTGTTCTTACTTTTTCGACTTTATAATGAATACTATGATCCTTTAACATCTGTTCTATTTCGGATTGTATGGTTTCTGCCTGTGCTTGTATCATGTTTTATTCTCAGGTAATTTAAGTATCTCTTTTAACAGCTTAATCCTGCCTCGCAATGCTGCTGTTTTTAATTCAGTTAACTTCTGGAAATCGTTTCGTTCTCTTGCATTAATAAGTTCACCTTCAAGCCATTTTCTTACAAATACCCATGTTGGAGAATATGCGTCAATAAGACCGTCATAATCAAAATTCCTTGGTATCTTGACCTCTAATCTTTCTATCTGCTTTTTTTTTCTGGGTTTAAACCACAACATTATGCTCCTATTGCATCCTTTAGTTCTTTTTCCCTAAGTGATGAGCAAGGCTCTTTTTTGCTCCTTTTAATTTAGCTTTTTCAAACCCAATTCGATCATGAATATAACGTTTGATTACCTTCCCACACTCTGCACATTTTTCAACACCCATGTTTGTCACATAGGGATCTATTATAATAAAATTAACATTATAATGTTTACATTCCGCTTGATATATCTTTAGTTCTAACGCCTCAAACCTCTCTCTTGTTTTTTTTAACATTTTACCTCCAAGCGATGTTTAAAACACACCGTCTTTCCCCTCCGTGAAATTACTTAACCATTCAATTTCAGAAATTTCCACCCAGTTCTCAGCTTCAGCTTCACTATTAATCTCAGCGCAACTTATGCTATGCCCTGTTTTGTCAGCTTCTTCTACAACAAACACATGCCCCCACCGTGTTGTTTCTACCTCACCGACTATTGAAATGTATCTGCCTCCGTAATGACGATAATATTTTCCTTTTTCAAAGCGCATTCGATTTTCCTCCTAAAATCATATTAATCTTCAAAAGCTCTGCCATCCTTTGCTTTTCCTGCTGGCTCGCTTACTGGTTCTATAATTTGCTCTCCCCCACCTTTTTGTGAAGATAGATCACGCTGTAAGTTCATTTTCGCTGAATTTGTTGCAAGATCGGCTTTTATCTTATCAAGGCTTATCCCTGATTTAGACGAAAATTCCATTATCTTTATTTGGTAGTCTATTCCCTTTATTTCTTTTTCGTGCTGTCTCTCGGCTTCTGCGTCTTTGGCTTTTTCTTGAAGCTCGGATATTGTAGCGTCTCTTCTCAATTTAAACTCTTCGTTTTGACCTTTCTGAGACATTTCGGCTTTTTCCATTTCTGTTTGAGCTCTTATCTCTGCGGCTGCAATACGTGGATCTTTTGGCTGTTCGGTTTGTTTTTCTTCATCTGCCTTTATCTCGTCATCAGATTTAAGTATATCTAAATGCATTGCAGAAAATAAGGCTTTAATGGCTTTCTTCCAGTCAACTAATGCTTTTATATCAGGGTCTTGTTTTGCCTGGAATACTTGGAATAATGACTTAGCCTGCTGGTCTTTTTCAAGAAGTACTGAAGTGCCTCTGACGTCCACGTTATAGTCGCCTTTAATTTCCGGGTCCTCGTTGTATTGCATATTCCACGAATAATAACGAGTTATATGCGGTCTTGTAATCCTGTCATCCCATGTTTTTACTCTTGATCTGAGCGCTACGTTGTTTGCATCAACCATTATGTTCGTTGCGCCCAAGGTTTCCGGTATCTCGCCTTTTTCACCCTGAAACATCATCGGCAAAGAGGTTTCCATGTCTATGAACCTTAAGGCTAACTCTATTATATTCTGGAGCTCTACTTGATTATTCGCTATCTGAAACTGAGCGAAGGCCTGCCTTACATCTTCACTCTCTCCTGTCGCCCTCCATATTTTTTTGCCTGTGATTTCCCACCTACCATCGTCCGGCTCAACCCCTGATCCTAAAACTATATTAGCTCCCGCAGAATCGCCGGCGTTGTCCATCATTGCCCGCCAAGCCGCAATCAAACATCTTTGCTGCCATAAAGCTATTCTTGGGATACCTATTCCCCACGGAGAGCCGTTGACAGTTGTCCACTGAAAAAAATCATACGGTAGCTCACCTGAATCAAGGGTGTTTAATAGAACTTTGATCGGTCTGTCATTAACAAAGACAACACACGCTGATAAAGACTCGGCATTCGCTTCTGAGCAATCACACCCTAAAGACTCCAGGGATTCCTTATCTAAGTCCCCGTAGTATTCCCATCTTTCGTAAGTTGAACCAGCTGACGCAATCGTTTGTTTTATCTGTTGTTTTTTGTTTTGTGCGATATTTACGGTGGTTCTTTTAGGTTCTTCAGATAAAATCATAAGGATTTGGTCTTCTAAATATCCATCAACGCCTATTAATTTCCTTAGTTCCCGAGGGAGTATTTCGTCACGTTCCCACATGTATGCTGCTCTTGAAATATCTTCTTCGCAGTCAGGATCAGGGTAAATATTCCACGGATCGACACTCTTAGAAGCTGGTTTGAAGTCCTCTATAATTTCTGCAACATGAACTGTTGTTTCTCCATCTGTTTCAGGTTTCCATGACCTTTTAATGGTTTTGACTACGTTCGGGCCTTTTAAAATTCCGGTTCCGAGTCTGACTGCATTTGCAACTACCTTCCTGCATTCCCCGTTATATCCACATTCTGTTAATTGATCGTCTATTGCCGTTTCCATTCCTGACATTTTATCTTTTGCTACATCCATATCAGAGGTGGCAACGTCTTTTATCTGCATGGGCTGGCCGTCAGGTCTTTGTAATGGCTGGTTGTCTTTAGCTGCTTGTCGAGTGTCTTTCATTGCTTCGGATAGTTCTGGAGCAGGTGTTACTTTCAGCCCCCAGTTCCGATCGTCAACTGGTAATAATATATCAGAGAACCTCCCTTCTGCTACTTCACACTTGCCGCGGATGACATTGACAACAACCTGAGACCTCTTCGGTCCGGATGAACTTTTAAGAGTTGCTTCACCTGTGGCATAGTCTATCATTCTATCTTGACTTGATTTGTCCACGCCGTTGAAGGTATTTTCATCTTGAGACCACCTGGATTCCACGCCGCTTGCGGCTCTCGCTTCCACTGCTTCGTTTCTTTTTGATAGTAAAGTCGAGGCAAGGGAACGTATTAACTGCATACGTTCTTTGTCGGGCTCGTCTGTTTCTTCTGTGTTCTCTATTCCTTCGTAGTCTGTCATAATTCCCTTTAATAGTTTATAACCTCGTCTATTGGCTGATACCCTTGATGATAAACCATCTTAGGCTTCTCGTCTTCGTTTGTGAAAGAGTCTGCATTCACACAGATATACCTTAAATTATCACAGCCGTGCGAACTCCAGTCATGGAGTGGCGCACCAGGCTCCTGTGTCTTTAGATTAATATGACGTCTGTATCTCTTTATGCACTCAACAAGTCTGTGGTGTCCTTGAGAAGAGCCTTCTATCTTTTTAGCAAGCCCAGTTTTTTCTCGGTCAAAGTATAACCGGTTGAACAGCATGCGCACCTGCATAATACCTGACTCAATTCCTATTTGTGCAATTTCTTCTATTTTTGCTACGTTCCAACCAAGTTTTTTAAGAATCTGCTCTGTTGACATACCGGTTTTAAAATCTTTATGATAGCCATCGTGCGGGAGCCAAACTTTGCCCCAATTATACATTTTTGCTTTTAACAGGGCTGAATAGTAGTCAAGAGTTTTGTGGGAGTCTTCAATGTATTCAATTATTCTTAATTCCGAGGTGTGTTTTTGTACGAGTGAGATCGCCATCGCGTCGTTCCAGCCAAGGTCAAATATGACCTGTACCTTTAACATGGGATCATAAGGCACATTGCATATTCTATTTTCATTCGCGGCTTTTTGCACCTCGTTGTAATAAATAGCACCTTCAACAGCAGGTTTACACTCCCCTTCCCAGATATTTCGATAGCCTTCAGGGTCATTTGCCTTACAATATAGTCTTTCTTTTTCGAGCACTTCAGGAAACCAAGGGTTGTCTTTATAGTCTAATTTCACGGCAGCGGTGTCGGGAGGAGGATTAGCAACAAATCTTTGGAACGTTTCGTCTGACTCCAATGAAGGGTTAAATGTTATCCATATCTCTGAGTTTTCTTTTCGTATAGTAGGTATCAATATGTCCCACGACCGTTTTGTAATAGTGTGAGCTTCTTCCGCCCAGACGAAATCAACACCTTCCATTGACTTGATCGATTCGATAGTTTGTGTTGATAGGCCAGCAAAATTAAATTCACTTCCTGCTTTGCCCCTGATTGTGCTTTCTAAAATCTCAAAGTAAGCTCCGAGGTTTAATAAGCTAATCTGGTCTGATAGGAGTTTATGGACGGAATCTTTAATTGATCTTTGAACTTCTCTGGCACATAGCACCCTAATAGGCTCTGTGGCTGCCTTAATTAATAACGCTCTGGCGCAGGACCAGCTACGAGATCCACCTCTCCCGCCATATATAACTTTATATCGGTGCGGCTGGAATAATATATCCAGCTTCTCGGGGAATTGAGCTTTTAAGATACCATTGTCCATTTTACTTTGCCCTTGATTCAGGTCTCGGGTTAAAAAATGCTTCGTGTCTCCCGCCCGTTACAAGTGGAGACTTTCCTGTGTCATTACAAATGCTTAACTTTTGAGGTTCAGCCGGCTTTGAGCGTTTTTTGGCGATTTCAGGCAGATTGTCAGTATCTTTTGCATTAACCTCATATAAAACTTTACCGTTTTTTGTTATCTCAAAGGGTAGGCTCTTGAGTTCTGCGCTCAGGTGTTTGTTTAGTTTTTTTATGCTTATTTGCCGCATGTTTGCCTATTCCCTTGCATCTGTTTTGCCGTTACAGAGCATCTCCGGGCTTCTGTTTTTTGCTAATTAAGCTGTCTTTTAGTATTATCGCTGCTTGTCACTCGCATTAACGAATGTAACTTCAACGCCCTTTAGCTCCTCACCGTCTTTGCCTGTGTGTTGAAGTTTTTCGGTAAAATCTGCCTCCGATCTACCTAGCAACTCAGATGCTTTTAGTTTGTCACCATCTCGTTCTGAAGCCTCCATCATTTCTGACCAAAATTCTTGCCGCTCTTCTCTTGTTTTAATATGTTTCTTGTTACGTTGATTCTCTCTTGCTCTTATAGCCTTAGCTATTTCAGGTTTTTTTAGGTTCTCATCGCCTACCTGCCCTAATGTGTTGCCATTACCCTTGTAACCTGCTTTACGAGCCGCGTCTGTAGCATTACCGTCATATATATCTACAAATCTTTGCTGTTTAGTTGTAAGTTTTTTCATAATAATAATGGTTGGAATGGTTTATCTAATTTATTACTCTTGCTCAGATTATCAAACGTAATTATCTGTTCTGGCCTTGGCCGCGTCCTTTGCCCTGACCTTTTCCGATTCCTGATGACTTGCATGGTTTTTTATTTTTGTTTAATCTTTGTCCGGATGGTTGTCCTTGTCCTGATCCGTTTTGCTTTCTTACTGCCATAATTAAATCCTTTTTTTATTATCCCTCTTTGGAGTTCTTTTTTACA